GTATCGGAAACCATCCCACACCTTCGACGGGGTGCAATCCGTGACTTCCTTAAAATTATGGACATGGTGGGAATGTTTGATCCGAACAAATGGAACAAATCATCATTGACCTACACATTCAGCAATGATAGTTACATTGAGTTTTTTTCCGCAGACCAACCACAAAAATTAAGGGGTGCAAGGCGTGATGTTTTATTTGTAAACGAGTGCAACAACATAGATTGGGAATCGTACTACCAAATGGCGATTCGTACCCGAAAGTTTATTTATTTGGATTACAACCCAGTGGCGGAATTTTGGGTCGATAGTGAATTGGTGAACGACCCCGATGCGGAAATGATTGTACTTACCTACAAGGACAACGAAGCGTTGGATAAATCCATAGTAACGGAAATTGAAAAGGCACGGGATAGGGCAACCACATCAAACTATTGGGCCAATTGGTGGCGGGTATATGGACTTGGTGAGATTGGAAACTTGCAAGGGGTTATTTTTAGCAATTGGCAAACCATTGACACCATGCCCGAGGATGCAAGGTTGCTTGGCATTGGTGTGGATTTTGGGTATACAAACGACCCCACGGCAATTGTAGCCGTTTATGAATACAATGGTCAACGAATCATTGATGAGGTGGCATACCGCACGGGAATGCTTAATTCGGACATTGCAAAGGCCTTACCCAACCATGTGCCAGTTTATGCGGATAGTGCCGAACCAAAGTCAATCGATGAAATAAAAAGATACGGGATAAGAATCAAGGGGGTGACCAAGGGCAAGGATTCCATCAACTATGGAATACAGATAATGCAATCACAATCGTACCTTATCACATCAACATCCACCAATTTAATCAAGGAGTTGCGGAATTATTGTTGGGATAGTGATGCCCAAGGGCGAAGCATGAACAACCCCATTGGCACAGACCACGCAATCGATAGTTGGCGTTACCACGAAATGATGGCATTGGGTATCAAATCCAATTATGGAAACTACGATATTAGATAATTTTGTTTATTTCGTGTTTATTTGTATCTTTGAAAAGACAAATGATGAAACACGGTAGTTTATTTTCGGGAATTGGAGGGTTTGATTTAGCATCCGAATGGATGGGATGGGAAAATGTATTCCATTGCGAGTGGAACGAATTTGGTAAAAAAGTGTTGCACCATTATTGGCCGAACGCAGAATCATTTGATGACATTACAAAAACCGACTTTACAAAATATGCAAACAAAATTGACATTCTCACAGGAGGATTCCCATGCCAACCCTATTCCCAAGCAGGACAACGCAAAGGAAAAGAAGATGAACGCCATTTGTGGCCCCAGATGCTTAGAGCAATACGGGAGATTAAACCAAAGTACATCGTGGGGGAAAATGTTTTTGGGTTGCTTAATTGGAATGGAGGGATGGTATTCGACGAGGTGCATTCTGACTTGGAACTTGAGGGGTACGAAGTCCAGGCCGTGGTTATACCTGCGGCGGCGGTCAATGCCCCACACGGACGAGATAGAGTATGGTTTGTTGCTTACTCCATCGACAATAGACATAATCCCAAACGAAACGAGGCATCAGAAAAGAACGGAATATCGGGAAAGCATAGGGAGGAAATGGACGCCAGGGAGTTTGACCGAACAATTATTTCACGGGATGTTACCAACACCAAATTCAAGCCCGAGGGAAGTGACGGAGGAACAAACGATGAAACGCAAGGAAACATACGGAGGGGAAACGAGGGGGATGTATTTGGAACATTTTGCGGTGATGGGATTACTACCAACCCCAAGGAGTGCGGATGTAGAGGGGGGATGTGTGAACGATGTGCAGATGGAGAACGGAAGTTATTTTCGGACGAACAAAGACGGAGTGAGATGGGGTGTGAAATTGAGGGATGTTGTGGAATCTGGGATGTTACCAACACCAACAACAATGGATGCTACGAGCAATGGAGATATGACAGCCGCCGCAAAATTAATGCAAGGTGCAACGCACCGTTCAAGTGGTCAGCAAATTCAAAAGACATTGACAATGCAAATTCATCAAGGAATTTTAGCCGAAAATCAAGAATTGATGGAGGAATTAGCGAACAAGCCAATGTTAAAAAGGACAAATTTGCCGACACAACAAGAGTTTGTACAATGGATAAGAAGTGTGACGAATGCCAAAGAACTATCGAAACTAATCAATGTGAAATTGTCAACGGCAGAACATTGGTTCAGGAAGGACACAAAGGGTTTCAGTCACCCAAGCGTGGAGGAATGGGAGAAAATTGCCAAGATATTTCAAGCCAACGAACAAATGAACAATCAGATGCGAGAACAATCATCAATAGAATGGAAGGGGATGTTACCAACACCAGTAGCGGGGGAATACAGGGATACGGGGGAAGGGGTAAAAACAGGGAATTTCAAACAAATGAATTTAACGAGAACAATAGCAAAAGACAACCCAGAATGGATTGGGAAAAATTCCCAACTCAATCCCCGATTTGTGGCGGAGATGATGGGCTTCCCACCGAATTGGACGGAATTACCTTTTCAAAGTGGAGAAACGAATCCATAAAAGCATACGGAAACGCAATTGTTCCACAAGTGGCATACCAAATTTTCAAAGCAATTCAAGAAACGATATGACAAGCCATTACCAGCAATTACACAACCAACGACAAGAAATTAAACGCCTTCGCTTATTGTTAGTTCAGATACAAGGCGAAGCCCTAACCAAAATCCAAATGTTAAAGCGTGAAATAATAAACCCACGGGTGGATTTTAACGATGCACCCAACCATTGGAAGGAAGTGTTACGGGCGGTTTGCACAGTAACCGAATTAACACCCGATGAAATACTATGCCCATCAAGGAAACGGGCATCGTTATATGCCCGTCACATGTTTAACTTTATTTGCAGAAAAAGGTTAGGGATGCCGTGGGCAGAAATTGGGCGGATCATCCATCGTGACCATTCAACGGCAATCAATTCAGTAAACGAGTTTAGCAACATTTTGTACACCGATAAGGAGGTGCAAAGGCAATACGCCAAAGTGTGTGTATTATTGAACGAGGTATTATGAACATCATAAATTTTAGCGGTGGCCGAACATCCGCGTATATGACCAAACGATTGATTGATGAAGGTGGGGAATACATTGTTACTTTTCAGAACACGGGCAAGGAGATGCCACAAACACTTGAATTTATAAATGAGTGTGATAAGCGTTGGAATCTAAACATTGTGTGGTTGGAGTATCGATATGGCAATAATTTTGAGGTTGTAACATACGAAACCGCATCCCGCAATGGCCGACCATTTGACGAAATGATTGCACACAATAAATGTTTGCCAAATACAATGATGCGATTTTGCACTAAGGAAATGAAGATTAACACTTTGAAACGATGGTGCAAATCAGTTGGAATAACAGAGTGGAATCATTTTGTTGGTATTAGGTATGACGAACCAAGGAGGTGGAGTAAAACATCATCATTCCCCGAGTATATGAGCGTAGAACATCCGTTGGTTAAGTGGAAAACAACCAAGCCAGATGTGTTGACATGGTGGAAACAACAAGCATTTGATTTGATGGTGAATGAACCATACGGAAATTGCGATGGGTGTTTTTTGAAAGGCAAAGGCAAGTTGTCAATTATTGCCAAAGAGAAACCCGAATTATTTGATTGGTGGATCAAACACGAAACCGAATCGGGAAACACATTCAAAAAAGAAATCAGTTACCAACAAATTAAAGACAAGGCACAATCACAACTTGGGTTGTGGGATGATGACCCATCCTTTGAATGTTTCTGCAATGTAGATTAATAACAAAACACAACCCCATCGTTTTATGAATATGCAAGTAAAGTCCGTTGAAATTAAATTTGGAATCGTTGATGAGGTCAAAACCTTATCCGCTGAATACGATAAAATTGTTGCCGCACAAAGCAAATTGATTGCCGATTACATTCAGTTGGTTAACAAGGCCGTTGTGAATTGTGATAAGCGTATTCAATTAAGTGATAAATTTATGGCAGTTGCAAAACAATTGGGTGATGATAACATCATTAAAACAATTGATAAAATTGATAAGGATGCAACCGCCGATTATTACAAGCAATCGGACAAGATGGCGAAAGCCCAGGGAATAAAGTAATTGAATGATTCATATTTATTCAAGGGGCTTAACGGCCCCTTTTTTTATGCAAATAACAAAGCGGGGTTTGGTCGTTTTATAATTAATGATTGAATCAAAAACCATATTAGTACCCACATCGCTTAAGGATGTAAAG